ACGTGTACTGTGATCATGCACGCCTTGGCGCTGGGTTATGCGGCTGTTCCCCGCGATTACCCTGTGTTGGGAGCGTTGCTTAGTGTCTATGACCGCTTGGGTGTGGACATAGACACCGCACGTGGTCGTGCTCAAATTTCAACGAGCGATGAGGTTGCACAATTGCGTAACCTTGTGGCTGAGGATTTTGAGTATAAACCCAACATGGCTGTGCCTTTTGCAACCGTTGACCGCGCGCAGGTGCTGGCTATGGTGTGTGAGCGTTATGACACCACTGCAGAGGAGGTGACGAGCTTTGAGCAGTTGTTGAGCTCTGTCACTTCCGCATGCAGTGTTGTTGAGCATCCCTTGGTTCACAAGATTGCCGCAGTGGACTATGGGGCCGCCATAGTGCATTAAGCTCCGGTTGGGCAGTGTGCATCTACTGCCTAAACACTCTGATGCAAATTCCCTGCGGCTAGGGGTGGTGGTTACAGATAACCCGTGCACGCGTCGTGCCGGTTGGTGGCGTTATACACCTGTTGACTGTCTATGAACAGTCGTGCGTGTGGCTCTCGATATGAGCCCGAGTGGCAGCGTTATTGCTCGTTGGTTGCGTGATGACCCGGCTGGTGGCGTTATTCACCTGTTGGCCGTCTATATACGGCCGTGCGTTTGGCCCTCGTTACGGGCCCGAGTGGCAGCGTTATTTGCCGTGCCCTGTCGGGTAGTCCCTAGGCTTGGCTTGAAAACTGCAGGAAGCAGGGCCAGTTAGTCCTAGTGGCACGTAGTCCGCCGTTTTAGGATTTTTCCCCACAAGAGTGTGGATCGAACGGCTCACGGGTTGACAACCGTGCGTAGGATTAGTAGGTGCTTGAGTAGCACCCCTCGGGACCAAGGAATTACTTGGTGGTTTCTTGGTTGCAGCTATGCCGCAGACAGCTTCAAAGAAAGCTTTGAAGAAGGTCGTAGCTATAGCTGCGAAGCGCTCAAATCCCAAGCCTGGGAAGAAGGCCAGAAGGGCCCTCAAAAAGGCTGTTGCCGCTGCGGCTGCCGTTAAGCAGATCGAAGGACATGGCAAGTACAAGAGCAAGGGTATTGGGAAGGCCGCAGGTTCCGCTTTGGGAACTGCTGCGGCCACCGCCCTTGGACTCGGACCACTTGCTCCACTTGCTGGTATGGCGGGTGGTTTCCTTGGAGATCTTGCTGAGGGCGGTCTCGGCGAGATCATAAGTCGAATCTTCGGCAGTGGTGCCTACACTGAGGAAGGTGCTTTTAAGCCCGGTGCTGCGCCGTTGCACGGCTCCACCCAGGGCAATTCAATCCTGGATGCTGCCGAGTCAATGGGGCACATTCCTGAGCGTGGCTCGCACGTCGAATTTTCGATGGCTCCTGGTGGGTGGGTGCGTTTGGTGAAGCGCGAACTGGTCGGTGACGTGCTGTCGAGCACGTCGGCGTACAGCGTTGCGTACACGCTGCCACTCACTCCATGCAATGCCCAGATGAATCCCTGGGTGGCACAGGTTGCTAACCTGTTCCAGGAGTATACCTACAAGGGCATTTGTTTTGAGTTCTTGTCGTTGACGTCGCCCACTTTGGTGAGCGGCGTTCCGGGCATCCAAACCGGTGGTTATGTTGGTTTCGCCACCCAACTTAACCCCGAGTTGGCTGTGCCCGGCGACAAGGTAACTGCTTTGGAGTTGCAGTCTTCTCAGACCAATGCTCCGTGGGTCTCCCAGTTGCATCCGGTGGAGTGTGCAGAGTCCATGACCAACCAACCGCATTTGTTTGTGGAAGGTCGGTCAGGTGTCCCTGCTGGGTCTTCCCCTGCTTTGTACCGTCATGGTACCACTTATGTGATAGTGGGGGAGCAACCGAGTGCGGGTGTCAAGATGGGCGAGGTGTGGTCCTCGGTGGAAGTTTGGGTGCGCTTCCCCTCGTTGGACAACCCCTTGCCTGTCAATGCGCACTATTCATTGTCCATGCCCACCGCTGGTCCGTTTGGTACCCCTGCATCACAGCCTGTGCTGCGGACAGGGGCACTTTCCGGCATTTCGGTCACGGATACGACGATCACTTTCCCTGTGTCTCGGGGTAGTGACCGTTGGTATTTCGTGTCTGCGACGCATGGGAATAACGTGTTGACCAGCGCGAACTACAACATGGTCATTTCATCAATGGCTGCAAATATCAGCACCTTGATTGCCTTTTCGAACTTTTCC